TGATCGGCTTCGACGCACCTATTCTGAACAGGCTTTGGAAGACGAGAATTGGATTGAGCAAAGTGAGAGATACCTTGATAATGTCAAGGCTACTCAATCCCTCTATCGAAAACGGACACAGCCTAGAGGCATGGGGGAAGAGGCTGGGGAACAAGAAGGTTGAGTACAGTAGGCTGTGGCATTGGTGGGCTAACAAACCCTACGATGCCAAGTCTCCTGAACCCTACGATACCCCTTGGGATAACCTAAACCGCTTCTATTGTAAGCAGGACGTAGCAGTGACGGTGGACTTGTACAAGTTCCTGTCCACACAACTAGAGGATTGGGGTGAGAGTGTGCAGCTTGAGCATGAGGTAGCTGCCATCATTGCCCAACAAGAAAGGCATGGGTTTAGGTTTGATGAGGATAAGGGTCGGGCACTATTGGCTACGCTTAACGGTGAGGTTGCTGATATTGAAGGTGAGTTGCAAGCTGTATTCCCACCGATTGTTGAACAGCGTATCAGTGAGAAGACAGGCAAGCCGCTCAAGGAGAAGGTTACGCCCTTTAATCCGGGCAGTCGTCAGCAAATTGCAGAGAGATTGCAGGGGCTAGGGGTTAAGTTTACGCAGGCGACAGAGAAGGGGTCTATCATTGTGAACGAGAAGGTGCTAGAGGGTATTGACTTACCAGAAGCAAAGCTAATCTCTCGTTACCTGATGCTCCAGAAGCGTGTGTCGCAGGTCTCTAGTTGGTTTGACGTGGTTAAGGAGGACGGTAGGGTGCATGGCAGGGTGATAACCAATGGTGCAGTAACAGGTCGTATGACGCACCATAGCCCCAACATGGCTCAGGTTCCCTCTAGCTCGTCTGAATATGGAAAGGAGTGTCGTGAACTATGGACAGTTGAGGTTGGTAAGAAGCTAGTCGGTGCAGATGCTAGTGGCTTAGAGTTGCGTATGCTTGCCCACTATATGCAGGACAAGGCGTACATCAACACCGTTATCAATGGTAACAAGGAGGACGGAACAGATATACACACTGTTAACATGAGGGCAGCAGGACTTCAGACCCGTGACCAAGCAAAGACTTTCATCTACGCTTTGTTGTATGGTGCTGGAGGTGCAAAGATTGGTTCGATCATTGGTGGTGATTCATCCGATGGCTACCGAATCATGGAACGCTTCTTCGCTAAGACACCAGCGTTGGATGTGTTGAAGAATGAGAAGGTGTTGCCAGCAGCAGCTAAGGGTTGGATACGTGGGTTAGACGGTAGGCACATTATGGTACGGTCTGAGCACGCAGCATTAAACTCTTTGTTGCAGGGTGCAGGTGCAATTGTGATGAAAAAAGCGTTAGTTATCTTGCACAAGAAGATAAAATGTGGTATAATAGACGCTTCATTCTGTGCAAATGTACACGATGAATGGCAGATAGAGGTGGATGAGGCAGATGCAGAGAGGGTGGGAAAGATGGCAGTGGAGGCAATCGAAGAGGCTGGAAAGCATTTCAATCTTCGCTGTCCTTTAACAGGAGAGTACCATGTAGGCAATAGTTGGAAGGATACACATTGAACAAACGTGAGTTAGAGAATCTGGAAGCTGTACTAAATGATGCTGACAATATCATCGTTATTACAGAGACAAGAGGCGAGGTACACCTTAGCTTCAGCCAGAAATTAAGTGAGATGGAGGTGCTAGATATTCTAGCTACCGTCACCTCAAAGTTTTATGAGATTGCCGATGAAGGCGATACACCCAATTTTCACTAAGGAGTTAGTTATGACAGAAGCAGTTAAAATCAAAGCAGACATTATGTGGGCATACCTCAACAAGCCAAACGATATGAGTGGTAAGTTTCAGGTTGACCTTTGCAACCTATCCGAGAAGGCAGCGGAAGCACTTCAGGATATGGGCTTAGAGGTTAAGTTCAAGGAAGGCAAGGGTAAGTATATTACCTGCAAGAGTACCCGTCCTATCCGCGCTTACGACGATGGCGGTAGCGAGGTTGAGGAGCAGCTTGGTAATGGGACTAAGGGTGTGGCTCTAGTGGGTACATACTCATGGAGCTACCAGAAGAAGAAGGGTATCTCTCCAGCCCTCAAGCGCCTCGTGGTAACAGAACTTGTTGAGTACAGTGGCGCACCAGTTGGTGAGCTGGTTGCTGAAGACGACTTGTTGTAATGATAGCACTACTCGATGCAGATATTCTTTGTTATCGGGTAGGGTTTGCTACCAATGATGAGCATGAGAACACCGCTATCGAAACAATGGCGGTTGTTCTTGAGGACTTAATCATGTTTGACCTAATCGACTGTGAAGAACATGAGTTGTTTCTTACAGGCAAGACAAACTTCAGACATGATGTGGCAGTGACAGAACCCTACAAGGGTAACAGGAAGGATGTGAAAAAGCCGACACACCTACCTCTCCTACGGGAATACTTACAAACGGCATGGGGCGCTAGTGTTAGTGATGGACAGGAAGCTGATGATGACATCGCTATCCGAGCAACAGAGCTTGGAGAAGAGTCAATCATCGTATCAATTGACAAAGACTTTATGCAGGTTCCGGGATGGCACTACAACTTTGTGAAGAGGGAAAAGAAGTTTGTTACACCAGAGGAAGGGTTGCGGTTCTTCTACAAGCAAATACTAACAGGGGACGCAGCAGACAACGTGAAGGGGATACATCGGGTCGGGGATGTGAAAGCAACCAAGATGCTTGCCGATGCCAAAACAGAGAAAGAGTTGTATGCGTGTTGTGTGGAGGCAATGGGAGTAGAGAGGGTGTTAGAGAACGCTAGACTGCTTTGGCTCCGACGACAGCCTAACCAAATGTGGGAGCCACCGAATGAAGAAGAATGAGTTTAAACTAGCGGGGATGACTTGGGAGATTGTTGAAACTGATATGTTAGACCTTGGCGCGTCTAACCCTGAGAACTGTAAGATTTTATTGAACAGTAGATTGAAAGGTCAAGATCGAGACGTTACCCTATTACATGAAGTAGTTCATGCTATCCTATTTACAATGGGTGAGCGTGAGCATGACGAGCGGTTCGTAGAGGGATTCGCTCAGTTGTTATACCAGTATGAGCAACAGAAAGTATAACGATGGAGAGTGGACAGAAGCTAGGTTCAGAGCGTTTGTAATCTCTGCTCTACGTGCTCACATGAAACGCTTCCCTCCAAAGTGGAAGGCGTTGAAAGCAGCAATGGTAGGCAAGAGGGTTAACAAGCGTTCAGGTAGGTTGGCTGAGCATTACTTATGTGCCAGTTGTGGTGGGTTCTTTGTGGCTAGAGATGTACAGGTAGATCATATTGACCCTGTTGTCTCACCAGAGGAAGGCTTCCAAGACTGGTGGACTTATATGAATAGGCTCTATTGTGAGGCTGAAAACTTACAGGTGTTGTGCAAACCATGCCATAAGGATAAGACAAACGCAGAGCGTAAGGAAAGGATGAAGAAATGAAACTGGAATATAGTAGCGATAGTAACCCATTTGTTAAACAACTTGAAAGCTCAATGGAGATGTGGCGAGAGTACTGTGATAAGTATTGGGGCAAGCCAGATAAATTTATTGAGGATAACCAGAAGCAAGTAGAGAGCTACATCAACGCTTCTAAGATTATGCTTAACTACCTTGGAGTGAAAGTAGACAAATGAAAGTAAAGCTAGTGTGGGTTACCCCCGATGCAGAGGAGAAGGTAGCGTACATGGCTCGTGTTTCAAACCCCGGCAATCAGGATAACAAGGAGACAGCACCACGTCTTCTTCGTTATCTAATGAAGCACAAGCATTGGTCACCCTTCGAGATGGTTAATGTTTGCATGGAGATTGAATGTACACGAGACATTGCACGACAGATTATTCGACACCGTTCGTTCAGCTTTCAGGAGTTCAGTCAGCGTTATGCTGAGGCGCTAGATATGGAGTGTAGTGAGGCTAGGTTGCAGGATGATAAGAATCGCCAGAACAGCATCCCTACGCAGGATAGAGAGCTTCAACGGTGGTGGGATGAGATGCAACGTAGTTTAATTGCACAGGCTCGTGGGGTGTATGGGGCAGCACTGAACAACGGTATTGCCAAGGAGGTTGCCCGTAAGATATTGCCTGAAGGGTTAACCAATAGTCGGATGTATATGAATGGGACACTGCGGAGTTGGATGCACTATGTAGACATCCGCTGTGATGAAGCAACACAGAAGGAACACAGGGAAGTAGCTGAGAAATGTAAGGCTATCTTGACTGAACAGTTCCCCAGTATTTATGGAGGTTAACATGGACAAGCAGTATTATCATTTCAAGAAGAGTAGTTCCCGCCCAAGCGTAACAACAAGCACAGAGCACTTTTACGTGTGCGAGGATGATGCTAGGTGGGACGATGTTATGCGGCAGTTTGCAGCGTTCCTCGATTCCTGTGGGTATGTAGGTGTGTATGAAAAGGTTGACCTGATGCTAGATCATTACTGGGAGGTTGAATGAAGATACTTGTTATACCTGACTGTCAAGTGAAGCCGGGGATTCCGACTGAACATCTTGAGTGGGCAGGTAAAGCCATCGTAGACTACCGCCCTGACGTGGTGGTTAACATCGGTGACTTTGCTGATATGCCCTCTCTGTCTACCCACGATAAGATTGGTAGTAAATACTTTGAGGGCAAGCGGTACAAGGATGACATTGCATTCGCTAAACTGGGGATGAAGAAGCTGTTAAAACCACTACGAGATTTGCAAGCTAGTCAGAAGGCTAACAAGCAAAAGGTATATAAGCCGCGTATGGTGTTAACACTAGGGAACCACGAGAATAGAATCGACAGGGCTGTGACTAATAACCCCATCCTTGAAGGTTCTATCTCGACTGCCGACCTAGAGTATGAGAAGGATTGGGAAGTTCATGGGTTTCTTAAACCAGTGTTTATTGGTGGTGTCGGTTTTTGTCATTATTTCCCAGTTGGAGTCATGGGACGACCAGCCTCTAGTGCAACTGTTATTGTTAATAAGTTGCATATGTCTTGTGTCGCTGGTCATCAACAGGGAAAGCAAGTTGCCTACGGGAAACGTGCTGATGGGAAACCTATCTGTGGTATCATCGCAGGGAGCTACTACCTCCACGACGAAGACTACATGGACTCTCTTAGCAACCGTCACTGGCGAGGATTAGTTGTGTTAAACGAAGTGGAGGATGGGGCGTTCGATGAGATGTTCTTGTCGATGAACTACCTACAGAAAAAATATGCTGACGCTGCCTGATATTTGTGATAAACTAATGCGTCTTGATGAGGTGACTTTGTTAGAGCTATTGGAGGTGCGTAGCTCTGACATCGTTGCCCGTTTCATGGATGAGATTGAAGAACGAGCCGATTACCTAGAGGAACTATTGGATGACAATTAAGATTGATTTAACCCGCGATGCCCTGTTTGATTCATTAGGGCTACAGCGCCTAAAAGAAAGTTACATGAAGGATGATGAACAAAGCCCACAAGAACGATTTGCCTTTGTATCAGAGGCTTTCTCTAGCGACCCTGAACACGCTCAGCGACTGTATGAGTATAGTAGTAAGCATTGGCTTAGTTATAGTACTCCCATTCTTTCTTTTGGGCGTAGTAAGCGTGGGTTACCTATTAGCTGTTTCCTTAACTATATGGACGATAGTGCAGAAGGCTTGGTCGATAACCTATCTGAAACTAACTGGCTTTCAATGCTTGGAGGTGGTGTTGGTGTTCATCTCGGTATTCGCAACAGCGATGATAAGTCAACTGGTGTAATGCCTCACTTGAAAATGTATGATGCTTCCTCACTTGCATATCGGCAGGGAAGAACTCGCCGCGGGAGTTACGCTGCTTTCTTGGATATTAGTCACCCTGACATTATTCAATTCCTTGAAATGCGTAAGCCTACTGGTGACCAAAACCTACGTACCCTCAACCTTAATCATGGTGTTAATATCAGCGATGCTTTCATGGATGTTATTGAGCGTTGTATGAAGGATGGGGATGCCAACGATGACTGGGAATTGATTAACCCTGCCAATGGCGAGGTAGTCGAGGTGGTGAGTGCAAAGTATTTGTGGCAGAAGATTCTGGACTTGCGGATGCAGACTGGAGAACCATACCTAGTCTTCATTGACACAGCGAATCGAGCGTTGCCTGAGTGGTTAAATGACAAGGGGTTAAAGATTAACGGGAGTAACCTATGCACCGAAATCTTTCTACCAACCAGTGCCGACCGAACAGCAGTGTGTTGTCTGTCTAGTTTGAACTTGGAGTATTATGATGATTGGAAGAATGATGACTTATTTATTCCGGATGTTATGGAAATGCTTGATAACGTTCTTCAGTATTTCATCGATAGTGCTCCTGACCATATTCGCCGTGCTATTCGTTCTGCTACCGATGAAAGGTCTGTTGGACTTGGGACTCTAGGGTTCCATGCGTACTTGCAAAAGAATAACATGGCTATCGATGGGGTTATGGCGAAGCTAACCAACCGTGATATATTTAAGCACATCAGTAAGGAATGTAAACGTGCAGACACTTTATTGTTTTTTAAGAGAGGCGCTTGCCCGGATGCAGCTTGGTCTGGGATTGACCGCCGCTTTAGTCATCACATGGCTATTGCTCCCAATGCTAGTTCCAGTCTTATTATGGGTAACACTTCGCCATCCATTGAGCCGTATCGAGCAAATGTATTTAGGCAGGATACTCTAAGTGGAGCGCACATCTACCGTAACCGCTTCCTTACTAAACGGCTTGCTGAGCTTGGTATGGATGACGATGACACTTGGGCTAGTATTATTGCCAACGATGGTAGCGTTCAGCATTTGGACGTTCCCGAAGATGTGAAGGAAGTATTTAAGACAGCGATGGAGATTGACCAGCGATGGTTGGTTGAGCTAGCAGCAGATCGGCAGGAGTTTATCGACCAAGGACAGAGTGTTAACCTATTCTTCCGACCCGATACAACCATTGCCTACCTACACGCAGTTCACTTCATGGCTTGGAAGATGGGCTTAAAGAGTTTATACTATCTGCGTTCTGACAAGGTGCGTAAGGCAGACAAGGTTGGTGCTCAGATTAAACGTCAGCGCATCGAGGAAACAATTGACATGACAGCTATTGCCAATGGGGAAACCTGCTTGGCTTGTGAAGGATAAAATGAAACCACAACTGACAGAAGAACGTACAACATTCAAACCATTCAAGTACCCTTGGGCGTATGATGCTTGGTTACAACATGAGCAAAGCCATTGGCTCCACACTGAAGTGCCTATGGGTGAGGATTTGAAGGACTACCAGAAGAAGCTGAAGAAGGAAGAGAAAGAGTTCTTAACCAAAATCCTACGCTTCTTTGTGCAGGGAGACTTGGACATTGGTGATGGGTACTACACCCACTACCTACCAGTGTTTAAACAGCCTGAAGTGCGGATGATGATGAGTGGTTTTGCTGGACGCGAGGCTCTGCACGTTGCTGCCTATGCCCATCTAATTGAGACTCTAGGGCTGCCTGAGAGCACGTACAACGAGTTTTTGAAGTATGGTGAGATGGTGGAGAAGCATGAGTATTTTCAGACGCTTGACGAGGCTCCTGTTGCGGAGAAGATAGCTACAATCTCTGCCTTTGGTGAGGGGATGCAGTTGTTCTCTTCATTCGTTATGCTGCTGAACTTTGCACGACATGGGAAGCTGAAGGGGTTAGGTCAAATCATTGCTTGGTCTATTGTGGATGAAACGCAACACGCTGAGGGTATGATTAAGGTGTATCGCGAGTGGGTTAAACAACATCCGAATGAGAGCACTAGCGACCGCATCAAGGA